TCGGGCACTCGTTTATAAAATAATTCTACTGCTTGATGGAATGTATGTTTCACTTCTTCTCCTACATTATATTGACTCTTGTGTAACTGTATAACCTTTACTATCCTACTAAGAGCAAGAGGTTCGGCTACCATCTTTTAATCTCCCAGGACCTGCAATAAAGTTGTGGTAGTCTTCCTTTACATTACCTTCTTTATCGATTACTAAACGTTTAAAGTCTGTGTGATAAAACAAAGTATTTAAGTAAGCACCACCTACTTCCTTAGACGTACTCGTAGACACCCACCATGACTCATCCTCCTCGCTCCACAAATAAATAAACTCTATAAAGAGAGTATCGACCTGCGACATGTAACCACGGAGGGTACTAAAGTTTTGAGGTGGATCATCATAAACTCTATAATCCTCAATCTCCGTCATCTCATCAAGCGTAGGCTTGAGTGCCCTAATATCACCCATAGAAACTAACGCTCGTACATCTTGAGTAGAGGTATAGTTATCTAAAAGCATTTTACCATTATGCTCTAAGTAACCGTCGTAATGACAATAAATAGCACTACACGAACCGTTATCTCTGAGCAAAACTATATTACTTCTCGTCGACATTTGATTCCTCTTTAGCTTCTTCTATTTCTTTTAACAACCTTTTTACTAACTCATCATCATGGATGATACTTACTTTTCCTGACATAATTTCTCCTATAATTAATTTACCCTATCTAGTTTACTTAGAACTAAACCCATCACTAGGATGATTGGTAAATAAAAAGTACATTTTTACCATTAACAACGATAGCTTGATTACCATCAATTAAGTACAGTCCCTCACCTTCTTTTTCTCGGTGAGGAAAGTACACATCTAAGAACGTTTTAGCTTCTTGTATATTATCAAAGGTGATAACTTTAAACTTCATCATCCAAAGTTATAACACCTTGAAAGTGCTCCATCTCTTCCTTAAAGCTCCACCGCATCTCTAAGTCCTGATCAAATCCAGGCTGAGATAGGTACTCCATCAACGCACGTATAACAGGTCTCGGCTCTGCCCAAGCAGTAGTAAAATGATAAACCAGCGTATTATTGTTTATACCTTGCTCAACATCGTAAGCATTCCATTTAGTACCCCAATGCTCAACGCACCAATCATACCACCAAGCACTACCATGCTCACCCTTGAGTCTACGGACAGTGAAGTCATCAATATGGTTTTTCTTTATCCACTCAATAGTAGGCATAATAGGATCTATACTTTCAGTCATTACAATGACAGGTAATGACTTTCTATCCTCCCACGCTTTTTGAGAATAATAATATTGTTTACCGTCCATATGTAGCACGCTTAAATCCTGTACCTGTGGAGGTATAGGTACGAGCTGATTAAAATCAAAATCGCTATGCTCACCTTTAAGGTGCTCTTTTATTTTAGCTAGGTCACCACGGTCAGGTGATGCGATAGTTAATATATTATAACAATGATTTGGCATATTTTTCTCCTTATATTTATAACGGGTTTTAGCTTACCCTAGAAGTTAGCTGATCCTTAGCATACTTGCGTATGTTCTTAGCTTGCAGCTTTCTTTTTATGTAGGTTATCTAATATTTCCGATACTAACTTACCGCTCTTTGTTTTACGTGGCGTCATAGTAACGAAGCCTCGATCTTCTACTTGTGCTTCTGTAATCGATTTGATCTTAGGGATCTCTCCACGTTTTACTTGGTGCCAGCGTTCTATTTTACGCTCAAAGTTATGATAACGAATACTTTGTAGTTTTGGTATACCTGCTTTTTTCCTAAAGTAGTTTCTTAAACCTTTAGCTTCCCAATAACCCTTACCGCTGTATTTAGCTTTAGCTCTCTTCTCATATCGAGCTTCTGCTAGTGCATACTCACTACGCAGTAACATATGTAAATCTTCCATGTCTTCTTGTATGTACGCAGTAAATCCATTATTATCTTCCTCTGCACAATCAGCGTAAAGTTCAGCTTGAGCCAGTATCTCAGGGTCAACACGCATCTCCTGCATGCCGTCCACTTTAAGTAAGCCATCACGCCAGCTTGAACCAGCACTTAACTCAGTTTTGTTACGTGCATATTGTTCTTGCTTATGACACCAGTCTGAGCAGTACTGTCTTTTGAGTCTATCAGGGGGGAGTAAATCCTCACAGTACACACAGACTCTAGCAGTCATGATAAAAGTTTCCAGTGATAAAATTAGCTTGTCTTATTATGAAACCGTATGGGTCAAAAACTTTATATGCATAAACCCCCATACGGGCACCTGCCCGAAGCGTCACACACATTCTATCTAGATTACGCCACCTGGAAAACCGCAGCTTAGGAGGGACAGGTTGCCTAACCTTTAACCAGAACATCCTCTAGTAAACCCTTAGCATTGATCCGTATAGTATGTGCTAACGAACCACGATGCATTTTCCTAAAAACTTCAAGACCTTCTTTCTTAGAATATATCTCCTCGTTATGGTCTTTCTTTTCCCTACAGTTCATAACGTACCACCTATTAAAGTTTTCTTCGTACGTGTCACTGTTACAATATTCAAACTCTTTCATAAATTCTCCCATAAAGTGTGTGACTAGGGTAAAGAGCTCGCTATTTTATCCTTACGTTTCCTAGGTCAAGCACCTAGCCACACATAGTTAATTACTTAACCCTTAAAGCATAGGTTAGAAGTAAAGGAAAGTAAAGTATAAGTTTAGGAAGATAGGCAAGGGTTAGTGTTCTTCGTACTCACCCTCTATAACCTTTCCTTGAGGTAGGATGCCACCTGTTTCATAGTAGAGTTGCTGCATACGTTCTAGCACTTCTTCTTTTGACATACTGTCTACTCTGTTCACAGTAAGCTCACTGCGATTTACATACAGTCCTGCTGCTTTACCTCTTGCCACTTCGGCAGTAACCGCAGCAGACCACGCACCATTACGCATAGCCCCATCACGTATCTCTTTGAGGTCTACTAAATGGTTACCCAACGTGAGCTCAGCTTTATCTGCAGCTTTTGTTTGTAGTTCATGTATGCGGTCTTTGACTATAGGGTTATTGTCACTAGCCAGCATAGTGCCAGCACGTGCTGCATTTTTCTCACTGTAACCAGCATCTTTTGCAGCGTCTTTTTTCTTCATACCCTTTGCTACGTTTTGTGCAAACTTCTCTTGTTTAGGGGTTAGCTTCTTACTCAAAACTCCCTCCATACACGTAGTTTGTAATCGCCCTCGTCCTCTATTTTACGAGTAACAAACTTTTTATTATTTCTTTTACCATAGTTAGATATGGCAACCCTGAGCTTCTGTACCGCTACAGAGTCCCAATAGTCTTCTACGGTAAAGTGCTGACCTACTTCCATGAGGTGTAGGTTGTACTTATTATTACGTGGCATTATTTCAGGTATAGGTTCACCTTTTTCAAAAGAGGATATTTTCATATATTAATGTATGCTTGGTACTAAACTTTGGTCGATAGTTTCTAAGGATCTCCATATGTCAAGGTCACAGTCAATTATAGCTGAACCTACCTCTGGTAGAAATATACTAATTCTCATATGTGGCTCACACTCTTCACCACCTTTATGCTGATGTAATAAAAGTGCACTGGCTACAAAAAATATAGATTCAAAGTCATCGTAACCCATTGATTCTATTACCTTTTTAAGAGCTTTTTTAAGTTTACCTAAATCAACCTGACGGTTGTATCCGTTCTTTTCTGCAAATTTATTTATAAGTTCTATGTCTTGCCATATAACTTTTCTATAGTCTTTACTAAACATTAATCACCTTTTATTTATTTAAAATTAAACTCTACTTTACTTTAAAGTCAGTGTAAAGGATTATTCATTACTTCCACCGTATAACCAAAACACAAGTAAATAACGGTCACCCTCTTCCTCTACTGGTAAGCCACGGTGCATGTGTGTAAAACTAGGAAAAAATAAAGCGTGACCACTAGGTAAAGGTTCTACAGTAGTACGATTATGAAACTCAGTTCCTCCGCCTTTATAATCTCCAGTGTTTAACGGTACAACCATACTAATATCAGCAGTCTGGTCATGGTGCCACGCACCTTGCTTTTTATCTTTTACGTTATAGTTCGCAATCTGTATAGTTGCTGCAGCATTACAGTAACGTTGCCATATAGACATAAAGATAGGGTTCATGACATTAAAAACTACGCCAAGCATCGAGTTAAATAGTTCTGGTGCTTTTTCGTGCAGTACTATTTCTGGTATCTGCCTAAGTTCATCTTCTTCTGTATTAGGTTCAAAGGCTAGATGTTGTTTCATATTTTCTATTTCATCTAGCATAGTGTCACAAAACTCTTGAGTAAACAGAGGCACGGAATAAATATCATGACCGTGATGTGTTACATATTCTTGTAGTAGATTATTTACATCACCCTGCCCCTCACTTAACTGAAACTCTTTTAAACTTTTCATAGAGTCTTTAGTTAACTCTAGAGTAGTTTTATCAAGCATCCACTCAGCTTTTATAGTAAGTAAAAAATTTTTAATCAAATACGGAGGGGTTTGCATTAGGGCTCCATTTAATTGTTTTTAGCTAGGCTATACTTATATATAGGTTTTTATTATCAACGCTCTAAGGGGCTGCATTTAACCCACCACCTCAGCGTACCCAGACTTAATATCATACTTTATATCAGCAAGTTTAATACTGTTCTTGCTTAATAATATTTTGACTTTTACTTTCTTATACAGTTTATGACGTGCTGCGTTTTTCTCAGACTTAGCTATTTTACCTGTGGCTTGAATAATACTTTCATTACTAAACAGAGACCCAGTTTTTACAGGGGCAACCTTTTTTACTTTAGGTTCTTTCTCAGGTGTTTCTACCACCACGCCAGTCATATCTTTCTCTGCTGGTTTAACAGCTATAGGTTCCATAAGTTTCCACAGCTTCTCTGTGTACTTTTTCTTTTCATCTATTTTTATACTAGGTACTTTACCCAGCTTCTTTTTACTGTGCATGTTCCACACTTTATAATAGTTCTCAGAGTTAATCCACGTACGAGCACTAAACCTATCAGGGTCGTATAACAAAGGTGATCCACCTTTTATCTTATGTACTTCCCCCACTGTTGTGATAACAGCTCTCTTATAGTCTGGACCATCAGGTGTATTATTTACAAAGGCGATAACCTTTACGTCTTTTAATTCAGTTAGTTTCATTACTTTAGTTTAGGTATGATTAAGATAGTGTAAAGGAGCGATGCTATAAAACACCGCTCCATATACAATTATGCAGCGTTAGCGTACTCAATAGCTTTAGTCATAGCTTTCTGCTTCAACGAAGCACGACCGCCAAACCAAGCATTATGTAAAGAAGCGTCACGGTCGTGACCCCACTTATGATCGACCACAAAGGTTACTGCGTTCATAGCACCCCACCACGTACCCTTAGATGATTTAAGGTTAGCTCCTGGCTGCTCCTCAATCGCTTGATGTACCATAGCTGGTATGCGTTTAAACTCATCAACCATAGATTGACGAGTAGCGATAGCTTTAACATTACTCATTTTTTCTATCTCATCTTGAGCCACGAGTAACTCAGGTTGAAACAGGTCAGCAATGTAATTAACCACTGAATCTTTCTTAAACTTCTTAGAGCTTAAAAACTCAGCTGACTCTTTAAACTCAGTCATTTTATCAGCAGCCAAACCTAGAGCCTGCTCTGCGGACGCAAATACTTGAGTATCAAGAGCTCTAACGTGAGGCATCTTAAAACCAGCAGTGCTTTTATTAGACAAAGCCATGGTCAACGTATTATTACAGACTACTCTAATAGGTGTAAACCTAATCTCATTAGACTTACCCCATTTATGAGATACGCTAACTAATAAGTAACCTAATACACGGTCATCACCAGGAAGCGTAAAGTCTTTACTGACGTTAGCTAATCCCCAAACCTGCTCGCCACCTTTTAGTGAGCCAGCAGTCTCCATCTTCATGTGCCCAGCGTCAGTAAACTTTTTGAAAAACTCAAAAGCCTCTGAGTTTTGACTAGGGATAAACCTTGGACCACATGGACCAAAGGTCTTGTTATCACTATCACGGACTAACACAGAGTAATTTTCTACACCAATGATATCATCACTAGCGTTTACGTCTGGGTCAGCGTGGGTAAATAGATGCCTTTTACTTACTGTCCAATCAAGTCCAGCAGCAACAAGCATCTCTTGTGGTGTAAGGTTATCTTCAACCTGTACACCTAGCCCATGCCAAGGGGTCTCCCCAGCATAAGCCATCGTTTCTACAGCGTGTGCCATATTTTTCTCCTTTCTAAAAATGTTTTCGTATAATTACTAAACATAGGTACTACTTTATATAAAAGCGTTAAGGATAAAAGCATAATGTTAAAGATTATAAGCAAGTTCATAATTTAACCAGTTATCAAATGTAACGACTACTGTGGTTGAATTATCTTTACCCCACTCTGAACTCATAGACCACAGAGGAACACACACTCGTATGTCTTGATGATTATATTTCCATATCAGAACAGGGATGGTATCTCCGCAAGAATCACACACTTGTTTCCACCAATCTTCTTTATACCAATTACCATTAGCATATCGTTTACACTCAATAGTGTGGTTAGGTATATTTAAGTCACCCAAGTCTTTTTCTTGATACTGTTCTAGATTACGTTTGACTTTATATTCGTAACCTATTTCATCAAAGAAACTATTTATACGTTTAGCTACATCACGCTCAAAAGATGCACCTTTATTTCTAGAGTTTATTTTACCCATAATATAAGCCCTATAAAACCGATTAGTGATAACAGAATAAACGCAATACATGTTACTTCTATAGTTCTTCCTAGTTTGTCTAGGTAAATCGTATCTTGTTCAGGGTTAAATCTTTCGTCCTCATACTTGTCTTTTGGCATAGGTTCAAACACTACGTTGTCTATTGAAACTAACTGTTCTTTTTCTATTTGTTTTATTTTTTCTTTTTTCATTTTGTTTTTATTAACCTCACTCCTTCTGATTCTAACCAATTACGCATAGCTTGATTTACAGCCCACGATCCTTGATCCCTGAAAACTTCTTTCATCTTTTTATGTGCGGTGTTATAAGATTTTAAACCTTTGTAGTAATTACCATCTCCCAGTTTAGAGTATCGTACAATCTGCCACACTCTTTGTTTAGATATGTTATACTTTAACCCTATATCTTCTAACGTTGTGTGACTGTTTATATAAGTCATATAAATATTAAAGTATAGATCTTTTAGCTCAGCTTTCTTCATTGAAATATTCCTTATAGTCTGTAACGTTGCCCCAACTTGGACCAATCTCTGCGTCTACTTTATTAGGTACTTTTAATTCTACACAGTCTCTCATTATACCTACGACCTTATCACATTCTTTTTTATCAGTTACTGATATATTAAGTTCATCGTGTACTTGTGTATGAGCCAATAACCCTTCTTTATATAAATCAAGCATAGCTTGCTTAGTCATATCTGCAGCTGAGCCTTGTATCAAACGGTTCATAGCTTTATACGTGTAAGCTCGCTTTAACCTACCGCCATACTCATCCATAGCCTTATC